CCCAAACAATCAATCTTGTTGTACCATCACCCATACCACCTTCGTATTCAACTGTAGATGCAACAGAATTGAGTATGATGGGCACATTGTATTTCTGATTCATTGCTGGAATAAAATCCACAACAACATTAAAATCTGGTGTGAAGAATGGTAAAATCTGTTCAAGTATTTGTGTACCATCTTCTGTGTTCCGAACATAGATTGATAAACTAAATTCAAAGTTATACGGTACAGGCAAAAACTGTGTGCTTACACCAGTGTTTGTAGCAGCAGCAAAATTTTGTAATGTTGAAACTTGTTTACGACTTACATCATATTCCAAACTGTCAAGATTAAATGACATTCGTGGAACAACTGTGTTGATTGATTTAATAAGATTTGGATCAGAAGTTATCTGAGTTAGATAACGTTCTTTTGGTCCATATGATAATGGTACTTTTTGTTTTTCTTTTGCAACACCTGCTTGTGTATAACGAACAATTTCTAAATCATTGAACATTGTGCCGAACACAACCACCATCTTACGAATGGTGCGGTGATAAAATTGTGCGTTACCTAACATTATGGCTCACCAAAAGGATTGATTTCAGTGAAGTCAATTATTCCATCACTTGCCGCTTCAATACGAGCATTATCAAATATATCTTCAAATGCATTGTTTGTTGTTGCTGCATCAGATGCAAGTGTCACTGTCCACTGGGCGCTGCTTGTATTACCATGAACGTTTGATGATGTTACAAAATCACCTTGTATACGATAAACATCGATGTATGCATTTGGCTGAAAATCATATACTAATGCTTGTGATGTAGCGGTAGCCAACGATGAACCTTGATAAACGATTTCATCATTGAGAAACTTACCTGAACCAGAACCTAATGAAATACGAACTTTTGGATAGTAATTGCGAATGTTATTGTCTATATCATCAATACCAGTTTCAATAATTTCATTTGAGAACACATACTGTTTCATTTTTATTGCATATACATAAACATTACCACCACGACCACGACCTAAGGTGTAGAACATTGCTTGGTCATTTTCACTTTCGACACTTGTAATCTCAAAGAAACTTGTTGTCATTGGAATATAAATCAAATCACCTTCACGTGGTCTTGTGTAACCATTGACTGTATATCTAAATCTAAGGCGTGACACTAACATAGTAATTTCGTCACGAATTTCTAAACCAAACTTAGATATAAAGTCTTGATCTCCATCAAAGCCTGTAACATTTTCAAGGTACATTTCAATGGCATGTGCGGTAAGATATTGTTTTAGTCCATCTTCACCATACAGAAAATCTACTTCATCACGTGTTGTGCGTGGAAGATAATAAAGATCCAAACCATAGATTTTGAGTGCTTCTATGACCAAATCTTCAACAAGCAGTTGCTCCGGTGTAATAGGAGCATCAGCAAGTCTGCTTGGAAAATTATTGAAGTAGAAATTTGTGGACATTATCCTGTAAATATCTCAGAAGGCAGTGAACCCATTTGATAAATCTGTTCTTCCATTTCTTTTATTTCTTCGACCGCTTCATCATAAATCTTTTGGCCATTAAGCGTTACACCACCAGGCATTTGAATACCCTCAAACTTTTTGAGATTGTTGCCCCATTGTTGTTTAATTTTTGCTGTGGCTAATTGTTTCAGAAAACGATCATTCCACACATCCGTTGTGCCTTCAATCTGAATCGCAGAGTTGTTATGTGTTAGTGTTGGTGGACCAATCAATGTCAAACTTGTGGGTGATTCAATATTACCAACTTGCTTTGATTCGGTACCAATTGTAATAAAATCAAACGGTGCAATCTCTTGATCAAACTTTGTACCATAACCTGTGATTGTGTTTGATGATGGACTGCCCGTAACTGTGCCAGTCAGAGTTACTGTTTCTGGTTGCAGAACACGATAACACTCAACAATAACCCAATTACCAGGTTGAACATCACGTGTCCAATCAATGTCAAGTAATATTCTATTTTGACGGCGATTGAAACGGAACTGTGGTGTGCCTGAGAACAGTAAATTCAATGTGCGTAGATGCTGCATGGTAATTTCATATGACACATACGATACCGATGTGAAGTCATACAAATCGTGCAAACGTAACTGATAGCGCAAATCAAACATGTTGATTGACGCATTAGACTGGTCAAACGGAAAAATACCAGTTACAAACTGCACTGCATCAGGACAATGAATCCACTGGCGATCAATGTCTGCTTGTGTGATTTGATGCTTCATGAAAAGTTTTTCGGTACCATCGTAGTGATAGTCACGCCAAAAAGCAAGCGCATCATCAATACGATCATCTACTTGATCATCGTCCACATTGATTTCAATTACTGGCCACCCTAGACGGCGTAGGCAGTAATCTTTGAATTGTTGTCTTGTTGAAATTGCCATTTTTATCCTAAACCAAAAATCGAATTTCCAGTAATTACTGTATAAGAGTTTGCTGCCGTTTTGAACACAGAATAGCTAAACAAGTTTATTTCTTGATTCGTAATAGAAGCACTGACTGGTCTTGTATTTCCAACATAATATAACGTTTGAAGAGCGCCATCAATATATAGATTTGCCGCATGTCTTGTTGAACCGTGTTTTAATGCAATCGCAACTGTCATTGCTTGACCAATTGTTGTGATTGAATCAAAAGTATTTTGTGTGTTCGCACGAAAATTAAAAGTCACATTTGCTGTGGTATTTGCATTGAAATAATATAATGTGTTATTAGCAACATCAATATTGACATTACCCCCAATACCAAGAGTATTTACATTTGCTTGTTCTAAAACTCTGGAAAGAGAGATGTTTAGATTTGATGCTAATAAGTTCGACGAAACTGATGAAACTGCAATCAAGTTGCCCGTGATTTGACCAGCAACAATGTTGTTACCCCTAATGCTATCTGGTGCCATATCATCACCAGTAACAGTTTGATTTGCAAGTAAATTACCAGTAATTGTGCCAGCAACAATATTGTTACCACGAATAGCGTCTACTGTAATGTTATTTCCACTAACAGCAGAAGCCGCAATCAAATTGCCAGTAATATTTGCTGTGCCAATTAAGGGTGAACGAACTCTTTGAATCATTTACATGCCTCCAAATAAAAATACATCATCAAATATGTCTGGAGGTGATACGATGTTATTTCCAGAAACAGCATTATTTGCAATAAGGTCACCCGAAATTGCAGCAGTAGCAATCAAATTGCCAGTAATTGTTCCAGCAACAATATTGTTACCACGAATGGCGTTAGTTGCAATTTTGTTTCCAATAACTGCACCATTTGCTATACGACCCGATTCAACTTTTTGTTCTGGCATTTGCTACCTTATTGATTCAATGCTTTTTGAAAATTAGAGTTTGCTGCTAAAACTGTATATGTATTTGCTGCCGTTTTCAATACTGTAAAAGAATAAGTATCAACCGATTCTTGTTGAGATGTTGCATAAGAAGGTGCTGAATTACCTAACCAAAACGGTGCTTGCAATACACCATCAACATAAACATTCGCACGATATCTTATTGCTCCCTGCTTCAGTAAAATGCCAGTAGTAACCGACTGACCCACTGACAACTGAGAGTCTAATGTATTTTGTGTATTCGCTCTCAAATTGAAAGTTACATTTGCTGTCGTATTTGAAGAAAAGAAATAAACAGTATTGTTTTGTAAATCTATATTTACATTACCACCAACTGCCGTTGAATACACATTCGCAGTTTCAAATATTTGTGTCAAAGATATTTGTAAGTTTGCAACAATGTTATTACTTGAAATAGCCCTAGAGCCAATCAAATTACCAGTAATTGCACCAGCAACAATATTGTTACCACGAACGGAGTTATCTGCAAGTTTTAGACCTGTAATTGCAGTGTTTGCTATTCTATTTGAACCTACTCTTTGTGTCATTTTTTATTCCGTATTTTGTTAGTATTTAGAACTAACCTCCAAATACAAGAGCCATCGCAATTGCTTTACCTGTCGATGCCGCAGTATTGGCGGCATTAAACGCTGAATTGGCGTGATTATATGCTCCATTGATAGTTGAATTAACGCCAGATGATAATTTAGCTGTTGTTACAGAGCCATCAGGTATAACTATAGCATTTGCTGTGGTGTAGAATGTCGCAACACGAACTAGTTCACCATTACCCGGAGCTTCAGTGAAAGTGATTGTGTCATTAGAGGTATCAACACTATATGAAGTTATTGGTTGAACAATACCGTCAATAGTAACAAGCAATGTTTCTTTGGCTTGTGGGTCAAAACCTAAATTGAATGTTGTAAAGTTTCCATTTGCAGTTGTTTCAAACACCGAAACAGAAACATTAGATGCTGTATATCGAATAAAATAAGGATTGATTTTTTCAAATCCAACTACACGAATGTTTTCACCATCACCGGGTGCTGTGCCAAATGTAACAGTGTTTGTTGATGGATTTACAGTGTAAGCACTTTCTGGTTGTAAAATACCACCAATCGAAACAAAGATTGCTTTATCAGATTCCGGTCTAAATCCTACATTGAATGCTGTAGATATTCCATCGCCAATATTATCATAAGTCGAAACAACAGCACCAGCAGAGTTGGCGACATCTAAGAAATAAGGAACTACGTTGTTGAAACCAGCAACACGAATCTTTTCTCCTGCTGGTGGTGGTTCATTGAATGAAATAGAATTATTTGTTCTTGTTACAACATAATCATCAAATTCAGACTGAACAATACCACCAATCGAAACAATTACAGCACTATTTGATGCTGGTGTAAATCCTAAAGCAAAAGTTGAGACTGAACCATTTGAAGTTGTGGAGAATGTAGAAACTTCAGCATTAGCGCCAGTGTTTGCCTTATCAAACGCTGCATTTGCTTGTATGAAAGCAGCATTTGCCTGACCACGAACCCATGTATCAAGTGCATTGTTTGCCGCATTGAAAGCTGCATTTGCATGAATGAACGACGAATTTGCTTGAATGAATGCCGCATTGGCAGTATCAAATGCCGGCTGAACTTGTGGTGCTACATTGTTTGCCGAATTGAATGCTGCATTTGCATGAGCGTATGCTGAGTTTGCTTGAATGAATCCACTATTCGCATGAACAAACGCTGAGTTTGCATATTGGCTACCAGAATTAGCAGTTGCAAATGCACTGTTTGCATATGTGCCACCAGAATTAGCAGTAGCAAATCCTGCATTAGCAGCGTTATATGCATCATTCGCATGGAAGAATGCTGAGTTTGCTTGAATGAAGCCACTATTTGCAACTACAAATGATGAATTTGCATATACTGAAGCAGAGTTAGCATTATTGTTTGCAATATTTGCTTGAGCAAATGCGCCATTGGCATAGATTGCAGCAGAGTTTGCAGTGTAACTTGGTGTGTTAGCGTAAATCGATACTGTGTTCAGATCAGCGTATGCAGAGTTTGCATGAATGAATGCGGCATTAGCAGTGTTGAATGCTGGTTGAACTTGTGGTGCTACATTGTTTGCAGAGTTGAATGCTGCATTGGCATGAGCAAAAGCCGAATTAGCGTAACTACCAGTTGTGTTCTGTGCATTGAACGCAGACTGAGCATGAACTATTGCACCGTTAGCTTGAATGAACGCAGCATTTGCAGTATCAAATGATGGTTGTACTTGAGGTGCTACATTATTTGCAGCAGCAAAAGCAGAATTAGCATGAACGAATGCCGAATTAGCATAAGAACCAGCAGATATTGCATTTGCATCGGCATTATTTGCTTTATCAAATGAT